TTTTTTCAATTTTTGAAGTGCTTCAGGGTCATCTTTTTCTAATAATTTGTCAAAATAGCGACCTGGTTTAACTTCAATTATCTTCTTCTTCGTTTTTTGCCATATCTTCTCGCCATTTCTTATTTTCTCCTTGTTATCTTCATAAAATTTTTGACCAATACCTGGACACCTTGACATGCAAGTATATTCAGGAAGTTGTCCACGATTTTCATAATATTCAGCAGATTGCTCTCCTTTAATTTTTTTCGTAACATATCTAGCTACATAAGAACAAGTCTCATAATTAACCTCGTTCAAAATAACTCTGCCTTGTTTCCATATATCAGTTATTTTTTTGCTTTCATAAAGTGGGTTTTTTTCTTTTGACCAATCACAAATTGACCACTCTTTAAATTTTAAATCATCAACTTTAAGATTAAAACAAATTATATGATAATGTGGTCTATCTCTCTTTTCTCCATACTCTCCGCACATATAAAACCTTATTTTTTGAGGTTCAAATGCTTTCCTCAATCGTTTCATAAAGTCTTGATGATGTTTCTTAACTAAGGTTGCTTTAACATCTCCATTCTCATCAACTTTAGTTATGGGCAAGTGTTCGTTATCATAAGTGAGGGTTATCATAACATTATTATCATACTGACTTGCCTCTTTCATACATCTAAAAGCCCATTGCTTAGAATATTCTATTCTACACTCGATACAATTACCACAAGGTATCAATTGTGTTGTATATCTAGGATATTTATATAATTCTCTAACTTGTTTTTCTTCTTTAAATGGTGCAAAGAATACAGCTTGTTTTGTTCCAGTTTTCCAAAAATCAGTAATTCGAAACATTGGAAAGTTGCACATATATACTCCTAAACTGCCACCGTTTGGTGTCAGTCGGCACAATTAAGAACGAGAACAAAATTTGTGCCGACCGCCAAGCGGTTTAGATTTATTTAAAATATCTAGACATAAAAACTGCACTATTCATCAACTTTTTAGCTTCATTATAAATATCATCTTTATGCTTAATCTCATTTTGAGAATTCATAGTACGAGTCATATTAGCTGCAGAGTTCAAAATTGAACCAATTCCAGCCAAAACTCCACCATGTGAAGCAACAACGCCACTATTTGGAGTATTTGGACTAACACCGCCAGAATTAAAACTATAAGGGTTAAGTCCTGCCTTTGTCATATCATCAACAAGTCTTTGATATTGAGTATTTGACATTCTCTCTTCAAAATTCTGTTGTTGTGACATAGCTGCACGATTACCACTTGCAGAATGAACAAACTCGCCAACTGCATTAAACATATTATTTAAAATATTCATGATTCACCTCTTTAGTGGTGGTCTATCAAGCCAGGAATTGAATAGAGTGGCATTGGTCGTGTATCGACTTCTTCAAAATAAAAATCTGCAATAAATTCATCATTTAAAGTTGATGAAGTATTTAAACTTCTTAAAATATTAGCATCAGATTCTTGAATAAATGTATTTGAAAGAGTTGGCAAACTAGTATAATGGTCTCCTAAATGCCAATTTTGAAAACTATTAGTTGCAGTTGTTCTCATTTGAGATGTAATTTTTGAAGGAGTATAGCGATACTCATACCATGCTTCTTGATATCCAAAAACTTGATTATCGATTATTTTTCCACTAGAATCAACTACTCCATCACCTTGACAATATAATTCTTTATTTAATAAAGGTTGTTCGCCCAAATTAGCAAATACAGGAAAATAAAAACTTTCTCTCGTATCTCTTAGCCACATTTTATTAACACCTTGATTATAAGAATGCAATTGTCGAACACAACAAAGTGTAAATAAATAACCATGTTCTTCAAATGATTTTGTAAAGCCATCACTAGAATCAGCAGTCAATGAATAAGCTCCAACATTTCCAGTAGGAGAACTAGCAGGGTCAGTTGCAGTACTTGAAGTTGCTTGACTAGTTTGCACAACTTGATTGATATTTATTGGAATACGCTTGCCACCTAAATACTCAGCTCTTTGTAAAGTTGCATCACTTGAAGTTACACCAAAATGATTTTTTAAAATTTCCACATATCTAGTACCACCTCGAGCGTCTTTCTCAAACATTTTTTGAAGTTGAAATGCTTGTCTTAATTGATTAATTGAAGAAGCAGTTGCAGTACTCAAATCAGTATATACATGAGAGTTTCCATGTCCTTTTGTAACTAAGCCATAGTTAGAAGCAGTAGTCAAATTAGAACCTGTACTATTAAAAATATTAGCTGAAACAGTAGAGCCATTATTAACAGAAGGTCCACCCAACCAATAAGGGTATGAATTATTAGAAGCAGCTTCAAGATTAAATGAAGTGCCATCACCATAGACAGGAGCAGTTAGACCTAAAGGAACAGTTACATCAATTCCTTTTTGAGGTTGAGGCAAAGCACTTGTAAATTGATCATGAAGTTTAGCAACTGGACACAAAGCACCACCTCGATAAGCAGAATTAACATAACTATTAGAAATAGGGTTTGAAGTCTCATAATTAACATCACTATCATTAGTTAAATAATAAGCTGGAGTCATCACATTTTCATCTCTAAACCAATCATTAAAGATTTTACAGTATCCTCTAAAAGGCAAATGATTTACAGCAGTTTTAACTCCAACAGGTATACCGAAATAGTCAGCAACAGTTTTTTCATAAACCATTGAACCACTATTTGAGCTAGGTTTCAATTTTGGGACAGTATATTGGGTGGTTTGTGTCCAATATGTAGAATTATTTTCTCCCATAAATTCTTTCCAATGTTCCCAAACTGTACGATTTGGAACAAAAAAATAAAACACATCTAAAAACAAATTATCCATTATAGGCTTAATAAGTGGTGTTGAAGTTCTAATAACAATATTTGTTTTTAATTTTACAGTATCACCAGGCAAAATTTCCTTAACATCAACAGGAATAAGTTTGCCAGCATTAAAACTAGTTTTTACAACATGATTTTGATTAAATTTTGACCTTTGAATATTTATCAAAGGATTAATTGCGAATTGATTAGCCATTCAAATTAACTCCCTTTAAAATTTCTTGTGCATGTTGAATTTCTTCCTCAGTTGGATGAACTTCTTCGACTTTTATATTTTCAGAAGAAAAAGCCTCTCTTTTTTGTTTTACAAAACTTTCTAAAGTGCCATTTTGAGCACCAGCTAAGAAAGTATTAAAATTATTATTAAAAAGGTTTTTAATTTCTAAAGGTGAACCATTCCATAAATCTTTAGCTTTAAGTATGATATTTTCAACATCAATTAAACTATCAGGCATATTTGTAAAATCTGCAATAGATTCTTCCATTTTTGTCAAATCAAACTCATCAATTTTTGGTCTATACATTTCAATCAAATTTGAAAGCTCAACACCTTCTCTTGCTTCTTGAATTTTATCATATACATTGATTTTTCCGATTTTTTTAAGATATTTATTGCCATCTTTGTCCAATTCTTCTCTATATTCAGTCTCAAATTTTGAACATTCAGGCATAGGTATAATAGGCTTAGGGCAATTATCCCAAAAACAACATTGATTTTCTAATTGTTCCATATTTCACCTCTAACCATTCATTAAAAACTCTTGCTCGGGTGTAATTTCTCCACTTTCATCATTAAAAGATCCTAACCTAAACAATTGTAAATCTTTTGCAATTGCATGATAATTTCCTTTTTCATCTTCACAAGCAAGTTTAAAACTTCTCTTTGCTACATCATCATTATTTAAATAAAAAGGTTGCATAAAAGCACCTTGAACAGTATCCTTAACTGCGTAAATTTTTAAATCCATAATAATACTCCTTATAATCTAATTCCGCCTCTCATATTTAATGGAAGCAAATTCTTTTTTTCAATTCTTTTTGCCGTTCTAGTAAAAATTTTCCTATCTACGGACTTTCGAGTTCTTTTACGCATACTCTATTTAATCTCCTTTTTTTTGCGGTGTATCTAGTATTTTTTCGACTTCTTCACTGAATTCATTTTCTTTGTATTCAATTTCATTAAGTAAACATTCGTTCCTTACTTCATTCAATACATATTGTTTTTTTACTCGACCCTTACCAGTTCCAAACATTTCCTCAGATTGTTTGATGTACTCTGGAAGCTTTTGGACAATTTTAGCAAGTTGTACAATTTTCTCTTTTTTATTCTTCTGTGAATTACTAAAGATAGATAAAATTGTTGTAATAATCGAGCTTGAGATTGTAACAATAAGTATTCCAATTCTAAGACTTTCAACCATTTTGTACTCCTTTTGTTATATTTTTGTAAACATTTGTTCAACAAACACAGCTTTTGCGAATAGTTTAAGTAAATTACGTTAAATAGCCGTCTCGAGATAATTTTCAACTACTTTACGTACAAGCTCACTAATTGTAATATCTTTTTTTTCAGCAATTTCTTTTAATTTTAAGATATTACATGGTTTTAACCTAAACGCAATAAGTTCTTTTTTTGTTGCCATAATGTGTCT